GTAACAGCCACAGTCTCGACCGTCGCAACAAGGAGGAGTTACTTCGGCGAACTCGTGGTCGCAGGTAAACTCTCCGTCCTCGGTAAGCGAGTAAGAGCTAGTCTCTTTATATTTAACGACGATATTCATACTATCGCCTCTAGGTAAGTCTCGAGGTAATCTCCGAATAGAGTTCCTCGTTTAAGCCGATACGCTACTCGGTAGGTAGTCGACGATTCGATATAGTTTACGTTTATATTCATAGGGCTGGTCTCCTAATAATTTGTTTGTACCTCTATAATACTACGTTAACGGTTAATTAGTAAAGTGTATTATCGCTTAATTGTAATTTTAGGGGTCTATAGATTATTATAATCTGGTAAGCGAGAGGCGATTCTATCTCGATAGAGGCGGATCTGCCGTCCGGCGGGTCTCCGGTCGTCTCCGCTTACACTAGGACTATATGGAAGAACTAAGATTAGTTAATACCGAGAACGTAGTTTATATCGACGAATATCCGGAACTCGCTAAGAGGGTATGGTTACGGCGTTTAGCTCGAGATAGGTCTTTAGGACGTATAGCGAGCCGAGAGTCGGAGCTAAATCTAATTATCTTCCCGACCGAGGAAGTACCGGATAGTCCGGCGTAGTAGCTATTTACAAGCCGTATAATCCCACGCTATACTAGACCTTACCTACGTAAATAATCTCTTTATAAGAGAGGGTAGTAGGAAACATTTACGAACAATTCGGAGACACGAAAAAAGGACTCGCTAAAGTCCTAGATTCGTTGGAGGGTATGAAACATTTACTCTCTAATTTTATCCCGAGGAACTTCGTAAGTCAACACCTAGTAAATAGAGGTAGACAGGACGCTAAGTTAAGCGGACGACCGGAAGCCTCGGAGAGTAACGTCTCCTAACTCGCCGGTAGATGATAGGTTACTAGGCTATCGAATTACTTAACTCGGGTGCTTCGCCTGTAAATAGAAGCCTTTATACGATAGTAAACGTACGTTCTTTAAAAAATATAGAGGTTAGTACGGTTCGAATCTATAGTAAGCTTAATAGCTGTCTAGGTTCTAACCGCTCTAATCTTTATAATAATTTACTTAATCTGTCTATAGTTACTTAAATAGAATAAGGATTACTCTAAATCTACGAAAAGCCTTGATTTTAGAATAAGACCCTATACTATCGGTAAAGTTGTAGTTAGGACGAGTCGTTAATACCCTCCCAGCGTTAGCTAGACGAAAAAGAGGCTTTATTAGCGTGTCTTTAAATCGGTATGCTATCATAATTCTATGACTAAGGAGACCAGTCCTAAAATGAAGAAAATTAACTTTACTAAAGCCGACGGTATTACTACGGCTAACGTAAAAGACCTTTATTTATTTAAAGATAATCCTAGAGACGTAGAGGCTAAAGACTTCGACCGGCTTAAAAAGCAGATAGAACTCGGAGAACACTCTCCACTATTAGTAACCGTAGAGGGCGAAGTTCTCGGCGGTAATACTCGTCTTCGTGCTTATAAAGAACTCGGTAAAGAGACGGCTAAAGTCGTAATCGTAGAAATCGTCGAAACCTCCGAGGGAGTTCATATCGTTATAGACGGTAAGAAGTCCGAGCGTACGTTCGAGACCGTTAATCAGGCTAAAATCGAGCTAGCGTTATCGCATAACGACTCTATCGGTACGAATAACGAACTAAAGCTCGCCGAGCTAATGACTCTAAATAAGATTCCTACCGAGCTTTACTCCGTCGCTACGAAGATTACGCCGGTCGCCGATATAGTAAAGAATCTCTCGCCGTCCGAAGACGACGACGCTTCCGGCGAGCTTAACGCCGAAGACTACCTTAACGAAGATAAAGACGTTATCCCTTGTCCTCGTTGCGAGTTCGAGATTCCGATAAGCGACGAGCTATTAAAACGAGTCGTAACCGACGCTACTATCGAGCGTCTTAAAGAGTTAATAAATGAGCGTGAGGGTAATTAGTCTATTCTCCGGTATCGGCGGTAGCTCCGAGGGATATTTAGCCGCAGGAGCGACCGTCCTAGCGAGCGTCGAGTTCCTCGATTATCAGGCTAAGGTATACCGAGATAATCACCCCGAGACGAGAGTCTACGAGGAGGATATTCGTAAGCTCGACCCTCTCGAAATTATTAAAGACCTCGGCTTAAAGGTAGGCGAACTCGACGTTCTCGACGGCTCTCCGCCTTGCTCTAGCTTCTCCGTATCCGGTAAAGGCTCTAAGGGCTGGGGTCAATCTAAGAGCTACGGTAATCGGCGCCAAGTTACGGACGATTTATTCTTCGAGTATATCCGCTTCGTCGACGCTATCCGTCCTAAGTTCTTCGTCGCCGAAAACGTAAAAGGTCTTCTCCTCGGTAAGAATAAAGCCTACCTATCGTATATCCTTAAAAGCTTCCCGAAAGAATATAGTATTAAAATCTTTCTACTAAATAGTAAAGACTTCGGCGTACCGCAGAGCCGGAATCGAGTCTTTATTATCGGAGCGAGAAAGGACGTAGTAGGCGGTAACTTCGAACTCGCTCTTAAACGCCGTCCTCCTATCTCCGCCGGACAAGCTTTAGACGGTATCGTTCCGACGAAAGCCGAGCTAGCCGAAGCCGATATTAGTAAGTACTCTATCTACCCGAAGCTTAAAAGCCTCCGAGCCGGAGAGTCCGACTTTAATCTCGTTAAGGCGAATCCGTACCGTCCGAGTCCTACGATAACCGCTACTATCGGCGGTAAAGGCTCTAACGCTCTACATCACTGGGATAATAGGCGTTTTACCGTCGCCGAGCTAAAGAGACTACAAGGTCTCCGAGACGACTTTACTTTCGATTCCGTAGACCCTAATAGAGCGAGAGAGGGTATCGGTAGAGCCGTAACTCCGCCGGTAACGGAAGCGATAGCTAATTCTATAAAGGAGATATTAGAAAATGACTAAAGAAAAAAACGAGCCGGTACACGAAGCGAGCTACGACCTTACGAAGAAGTTTAGCTTCGATTCTATCGAGGGATTCGACGACCATATTAGCCTACATATCCGAGACTACGACCGGCTAGGAGCGACGGTACTCGCTCTTTCGGACTACTTCGTTATCGGCGGTAAGCGAGTCTACGATATAGGCTGTTCTACCGGTAAGCTTATCTCGGCTCTCGATACTAAGTACGCCGACCGTAAAGCCGAATACGTCGGTATCGACGTTAATCATAACTTCGCTAAGGACTTCGTAGATACTCCGACGGTAAAGTTTAATAAGGCGGACGTAACGCAAGGCTACGTATTCTCCGAGGCGAGCTTAATCTTATCGCTATTTACGCTACAGTTTATCGACCCGAAAGACCGACTAAAGGTACTCGACTCTATTAGCGATTCTCTAGATACCGGATACGGCTTTATCCTAGCCGAAAAAGTTTATCCGGACTCCGCTAACGCCTTTAGGATTCTCGAGGGAGGCTCTAACGACCATAAGCTAGCTCATACTACGCCGGAGGAGGTTATTAAAAAAGAGCGAGATATTAGAGATATAATGCGACCTTTCGAGGAGGAGTTATTAGTCGGGGAGCTTAAAAAACGATTTAGGTCGACTACAACGATATGGTCTTGCTTTAACTTTAGGGCGTGGCTATGTATAAAGTAAGACCTAAACGTACCGGCTATAGGCTTCGAGACTCTTTAGACCAAGAGACGCTAAATAAGCTATACGGTTTAAAACGTAGGCTCGAACGTGGTAATATAAGTAAGTCAAATAATAAAGGAGACCAGTCTTATGTCAAAGGACAAGAAGAAAAAAGAACAAGCAACGCCGGAAGTACCGGTCGAAGCTCCGAAAAAGCCTCAAGCCGTAATTAAGGTAGTAGCTATTCCTCTCGATACCGAATACGTAGAGCCGGAGGGTTGGGTACTTAAAGAGATTCATAGCGTAGACGTAGCCGAGGGTAAGTTCTTCGGTGTATTAGTAAAGATTTTAGACTACCCTAGTCCTAAACTTCGAGCCGGTAAAGAGTTCGAAATACCACAAGAGTAGAGACTAGCTTTACTATCCTTTTCGCTAAGATAAGGTTTATACTAGGAATATGAAGACCGCTAAAAAGTCAACTCCGAAACCTAAGAAGACTCCGGTTACTAAAAAGCCGAAGTCTTCTAAAGGTGGTCCGAGGAATATAGACTGGTACGAGGTTCGTAAAGCTTATCTTACCGATAATAACCTTACCTACGAAGATTTAGCTAAAACCTATAGGGTAAGTAAGACGACTATCGGTAATAAAGCTCTAGCCGAAAACTGGACACAACTTAGACAAGACCTTAACGAACAAGCCTTTAGCGATTTTACGCAAAAGCTACTCGATACTAAGAGCGAAGCACAGTCGAGGCATTTACAGCATTGGCAAAACTTACAGGCTCTCGTTAATAAAGCGATTATAGATATAGCCGAGCGTAACTACTTTACGAATAAAGCCGGACACCTCGTACTAGACTCTAAGAATAACCCGATACCTAGACCTATAAATCCGTTCGAATTAGAGAAGCTAGCTAAGGCAGCGAAAATAGCTATCGACGGCGAAAGAGTCGTTCTCGGTATTCCTACGAGCGTCTCGGCTCTTAGCGACCCTCAAGGTAATAACGTATGGTCCGGCTTCTCGGATATGATTAAGGCAGCAGAAAAGGTATTATCAGAAAATGGACAAGACTCAAGCGGAGGCAATTCGTAAACTAAGGAAAGCGAGTAAAATATCTCCTCCTTTTTTTAATGAGTGGATTCTCGGCGGTTCTTTTTGGTCGAAGCAAGAGGAGATTATTCTCTCGGTTAGAGATAACCGTTATACGACCGTCCGAGCTTGCCACGACGTAGGTAAGACGTATATCGCCGCACGTACGGCTTTATGGTTCTTATACTCCCACCCTCAGAGTATCGTCGTATCTACCGCTCCTACAATGCGTCAAGTCGAAAACCTTTTATGGAGGGAGCTACGTTCGGCTCACGAATCAAGTAATCAACCTCTAGGCGGAGAAGCTCTAAAGACTCGACTAGATATAGCTCCGGATTGGTACGCTATCGGAGCGTCTTCCGGAGACCCCGATAAACTACAGGGCTTTCACGCAGCGTCGGGAGATATTCTTATTATTATCGACGAGGCAGCCGGTGTAGCCGAGCCAGCGTTCGAGGCGATAGAGGGTATGATGACCTCCGAAAAAGCTCGTATGTTAATGATAGGAAACCCGACCTCCGACGCAGGAAGCTTTAGGGAAAGCCACCATAGTTGGGATTACTCGAATAAGATACATATCTCCGTATTCGATACGCCGAACTTCGTTAATAACGGTATCCGGTCTATAGAAGACTTAAAAGAAGTTAATCTCGATAACGTCGAAATAGTAAGTCCTTGGCTAGTTAGCCCTCGTTGGGCTTTCGAAAAAATAGACTCTTGGGGTATAGATAGCCCGATGTTCCAAGCTCGTGTACTCGGTAACTTCCCGAGCGAATCTACTAATACTATTATTCCGCTTAACTATATAGAGCTAGCGTACGAGAAAGAACACCGTAAAAAACTCGAAGAAGCCGGAGGACCATTACGTCTAGGAGTCGACCCTGCTCGCTTCGGTAACGACGAAACCGTTATTACGCCGAGATACGGAGGCTTTATACCGGAGCAAGAAATATCGTTTAAGGAGAGTACGACCGCTACCGCCGGACGGATAATGCAATACAATAGCCCGAGACCGGCTTTTATCGGTATCGACGTAGACGGACTCGGAGGCGGAGTTTACGACGCTCTCTCCGACGCTAATATAGACGGAATAGCCGAGATTCATAACAACGCTAAGGCTTTACCGGACGCAACTGGTCTTACGTTCGCTAACCTAGCTTCGCAATTATGGTGGAGAGCGAGAGAGTTATTTATAGCCGGAGAGTTAGCTATTCCGAAAGACGATAAGCTAATAATGCAACTATCAACCCGAAAATATAAGTTTACCGGTAGAGGTTTAACGGTCGAATCTAAAGACGATTGGAAAGCTCGTTATAAGGGTAAATCTCCCGACCGAGCGGACTCACTTATTTACTCGTTAGCTGATATACTAAGTACAGAAAGCGAGGCGAAAGCCAGTACCGGCAAAGATGTATCTTCGAGAATTAAAGAACGTATGAGAGAATAAAAATAAGGAATATACTATAGATATGAAAATAGGACCAGTAAAAATCGAATTTGCCAAACCTACACCTACAGAAGTCGGCGTAGAAGTTGGTACCTCGACCGTCGGACTTATGCCCTCGATATTCGGCGACGAGTTTATAGACCTCTCTAAAGTAAAAGTAGCCGACTTTAAGAAAATGCTCGATACCGACGGTACGGTACAAGCTCTTTTTAATACGATAGTAATGCCCTTACTCGGTTCTAACTGGTCTATCGAGCCGGACGACGATACTCCGGAAGCGGTAAAACAAAGCGAGTGGGTAGAAGAACGCCTCCGTATGCCACCACACAAAGGCGGTATGTCTACTCCTATGGATTTAGTACTCGCTCAAGCTCTACGAGGAGTTATCGAGGGATACGCCGGATTCGAAAAAGTACTCGAAATTAAAGACGGTAAAATCGTCTTCCGTAAAATAGCGTGGAGAGACCCGACGACTATCGTTATTCGCTCCGACGACCGAGGCGGATTTAACGGCTTTAAGCAACGAGCCTTTATCGGTAGCGATTATAAAGAAGTTATTATCCCTCTCGAAAGGGCTTTTCTCTATACCTACGGTAAAGAGTTCCATAACCTAAAAGGACGTTCGGCGTTTACCTCGGCTTATACGAGCTACGATAAAAAGCGACGACTTTACTATTTTATGGAGCAACAGGCTCAGAGCGACGCTCTAAAGACTAAAGTAGTTACCGGTAAAGAAAAAGCTTCTCAACCGGAGCTAGACGCTACAGTCGAAGCCGTAGACGAACTAGGCTTTAAGGCTACCGTCGGTTTACCTCACGGCTATACGCTAGAAGCTCTTAATACAGGCTCGCAGTTCGACCTAATGCCGTACGTCGACCACCATAACGCAGAAATGGCTCGAAGCGTCCTCGCTATGTTTATTCTTCTCGGCACAGGCTCTAAGACCGGTTCGTATAGTCTTAGCCAAGACCAAAGCGACTTCTTTATTCAAGCTCTTAAATCGGTACGTAACTCGTTAGCTACTCATATTACGAGCTACTTAATCCCCGACCTATATAACTACAACTTCGAAAAGCCTCTCTACGGTACGTTTAAGTTCGAAGACCTTACCGACTCTACTATCGAGCTATTAAAGCAAGTCTTTATTAAGCTAACCGAAAAAGATAAGTTACCGCAGGAAGTAATCGACGGCGTAGTACAGAAAGTCGCCGATAAGCTCGATATAGACGTTACCGTCCTCGATAAAGCTAAATCCGGCGTAGACGACTCGGCTAATAAAGACGATACCTCGAACGACGTTCCGGTAAGTAATACTCGTAAGCTTAGTCTTAGCTCCGACGGTTGGCGTCGAGAGTATACTCCTACCGAGAAGAAAGTAAACTTCGTCGGCATAGACAAAAAGCTTAATAGCCTCGAAGCCGAGTACGAACGCTCTATCCGTCCTATTTACGACGAGATAGTTATTAAGGCTACGGCTAAACTAAATACCTACCTAGAGGATAAAGACTACGATAAGATTACCGAGAAAAATCTATTCGACGAAAATCTACGGAATCAGTACACCCGAACTATTAAAGAGTCCGGTCTAGAAGCTTATATCTACGGTAAGAACGGAGCGTCCGACGAAATCGGCGTTAAAGCTCCGGTTACTCCTAAAGAGAGTAAAGACTTCTTCCGAGATAACGCTAAGAGCGTAGCCGATAAGCAGTTCGCCGACCTTACCTTTAAAGTAACTTCTAAGGTAGCCGAGGGGCGACGTAAAGACCAACTCTCTAAAGACCTATCCGTCGGAGAAGTACTAGCCGGTATATCCGCTCTATTCGGAGACTTCTATACTTCGGTCGTCGGTATTACTGCCGCCGCAGTCGTAGCTATGGGCGTAAATAAAGGTCGTAAAGACGTATTCGCCGATAACTCTAGCGATATAGCTTCTTACCAGTATTCCGCTATTCTCGATACTAAGACTTGCCCTATCTGCGACGACCTCGACGCTAAGGTAGTAGCCGAAGACGAGTATAAGCGAACGACGTTCGACCCTCCGGTACATCATCACTGCCGTTGTATATGGGTAGCTATTCTTAAAGACGAACTAGACCAACCTCCTATAACCGGTCTTCCGGTCGCTCCTGGGGGCGTTACCGAGCCGAGCCTCTCTAAAGACGGCGGAGAAATCCAAAAACTTAATAAAAAAGTATCTTTCTTATTCGACGCTCTAGCAACTAACATAGCGGACGAGGAGTTTAATACCGAAGATGAGTAAATCCGAAGAACTAGAACTCGCTAAAGAGGTCGCTCGTAAAGCTAAGATATTAGCCCAAGAACGACAAGATAAAATGCTCGCTACCGTACGAGCCGAGTTTTACGTTCAATTATCGGAAGTACTTAAAGCCGGAGTCGTTAAAGCGGCAACTTGGCACGTCGGAGAGAATACTCCTCCTAGCGACTTCGGACGAGCCGGAGACCTTTATTTAGATATTACTACCGCCGACGTTCTCTTTAATAACGCCGGTTCTTGGGAGGTCGTATTAAACGTACGTCCTAAAGACGGAATCGACGGTAAAGACGGAGCTAAGGGCGATACCGGCGAGCGTGGAGCTACCGGACTAGCCGGAGAGCGTGGTAAAGCCGGTCGAGACGGTAAAGACGGCAAGGACGGAAAAAACGGTAGAGACGGCGTAGACGGAGCTAGAGGTAGAGACGGTAAAGACGGACGAGACGGCTCTAGGTGGTTCTCCGAAAAAGGTAAGCCGAACTATTCTCTCGGTAAAAAGAACGACTTTTATCTAGACGCTACGACCGGCGACTTCTATATGAAAGAATCCGATTTATCGTGGGTTCGTAAAGGTAGCTTAAAACCCGATAACGTAACCGGAGGCTTTATAGTATCCGGAGGCGGAGACGGCGGAGGCGGTAGCGGTACAGACGGTCGAGAAGTAGAGCTACAGGCTAACGCTACGCATATACAGTGGCGTTACGTCGGTTCGGCTTCTTGGACTAACCTTATAGCTTTAACCGAACTACAGGGCGAGCAAGGTATTCAAGGAATCCAAGGTATACAGGGTATCCAAGGCGTTAAGGGCGATAAAGGAGATACCGGCGATACTGGTCCGGCAGGTGCGGACGGTGCCGACGGAGCAGACGGACAAAACGCCGTAATATCGCAGACTACAATAGATTTTGGTAATATACCTATAAGCGATAAGTTATTTAATATCGTCGACGCTTCCATTACGTTAACAAGCAAGATTATGGCTACCGTAGCTTGGGTATCTACTCTCGATAGAGACGCAGACGAGCTAATGGCAGACTCTATAAATATCTCGGTACAACCGAAAAACGGTTCTATGGATATTTACGCAGGAGCTAACGTCGGTGTCGTAAGCGGTAAATATGGTATTAACTACACGGTAACTAATTAAAAGGAGAAAATCTTATGTCTGTAGTATTAAAAGGTGCGATAACAGGTAACGAAGCAGAAGTCGACGATTATAAGGCTCTGTTAACTACTCTTAAAGACTCTAGCGGTAATACGCTTAGTCATAAACAGCGAGAGGCTATCGCTTCTACTCAAGAAGCGTTAATAATGGCCGGCAAAAACGACGGTATAGCCGTAATGCAACGAGTCGACCGTAAAGGTAATACCCTAATGGGTAACTATATCCCCGAACTTCTAGAAAACTTCGAGGGTGCTACCGTTAACGTCCAGAAATGGACTCCTACGAGTACGACGTTCGTACCGGCTCAGACTACACTCGGCGGTTATATTCTTAATAACACTAACCTTACTACCGCTTCCGCAGTGTCTAACCTTACGTCTCAGAGATTATTCTATAAGCATCCTAGAGTTCCTCTACAAATGAAGCAACGAGTCCGAGCCAATATCTTTACTAACTCGTTTGCGGACTGGGGCTTCGGTGTTCCGTCCGGTACGACTCTTATCGTTCCTAACGGTGTAGCCGTACGTGTAGTAAACGGTCTATGGTCTGTAGTAATTACCTATAACTCCGTAGAAATCGCTTCCGAAAATATCGTCGGAGTCGACGGCTCTACTCAACTATCGACCGCTAACTCTAACGCCGAGTTCTACGTAGTCGACCTTATTCTCGACGACGATAACGTAGTCGTAACCGTACAAAATACGCTTACCGGAGTAATGGTAGGACAGGCTTCTCTAGAAGTACCGCTTAGTGCCGCTAAAATGTTCGGTGCTACGGCTCTACCGGTTTATAACCGTCTAGCTAACTCGGGTACGCCGTCTACCGCTCCTAACCTTACGATTACCGAATTACAAGTTCTAAGTATGGACTGGCGATTAACTCCGGATATGTCGCAAATAGCCGGTTCTCTAGGTCTATCCGCCGGTCGTAACCCATTTACCGGTGCGGCACTAGAAAACCATACTAACTCGACCGCTCCTACGTCGGCTACTCTTTCGAATACTGCCGCAGGATATTCTACTCTCGGAGGTCGCTTCCAGTTCGCCGCAGTCGCCGGAGCAGTTACCGACTTCGCTCTATTCGCTATAGCCGTTCCTGCCGGTTCTAGGTTCTTATGCGAGGGTATCCATATCGAGACCTATAATACCGGTGCCGCAGTCGCTACGACCGCTTCCGTTCTAGAGTGGGCAATGGGCTTTAACTCCTCGGCGGTATCGCTAGCTACGGCTAACATCGTCCGAAGACAAGTCGGAGTACAAAGCTTCGCAGTTGGAGCCGGTATCGGAGCAGTCGCTAACCCTATCGACGTACAGTTTACTACTCCGGAAGTAGTAGAGTCCGGTCGCTTCATACACGTAATTCTAAACCTCCCTATCGGTACGGCTACCGCTTCTCAAATTATCCGAGGCGTAGTTACCGTTCGAGGACGATTTATTTAATAAGTAATTAAAGGAGACCATAATACTATGAAAAATCGAGAAATTACACTTACCGGCGGAGAAGCCGGAGGACACGTTCTAGAAATTACCGACGAGAAGACGGTTACGATAAAAGTTACCCGAACAGAGGGCGAAGACGGCGAAATCCTTACGAGCTTCGAGCAAGCTAAAGAGGGCTACGTTTACGAGGTTCGAGGCGACGTAGGAGTCTATATCGGAGAGTCTAGCGAAATTAAATAATATGGTATCATTAGCATAGGAGATATAAATAAATGCCTAAGAAAACTAAATACGGACAAATCTTACAGTTCGCTACAGAGGACACTCAGAAAGCGACTTTTAAGGGTAGTATCTACCGAAAGCAAATCGCTAAGTTCGGACAGTGGGTTAATCCGGATAATCCTTGGTTTTCTGACGACCCGAATATGACTCTAGATGAGGCTTGGGGCGAAACGATAGTTAAGAACTTTAACGACGACGCTCTCGGCTCTCCTGTTCCTGTTCCTCTAAACCATACCGACGACGTTCGAGTTAATACTGGTTTAGTAGAATCTCTAGAAGTAGTAGCCGGAGACGGTCTCTACGCTAATTTAAAGATTATAGACGAAGATACCCAAAGTAAATTAGATAACGGTCTTATATTCGACGTATCTATTAGCTTTATGTGGGATTTTATCCGTCAAGATAACGGAAAGCACTACGGAGCTACGCTTCTACACGTCGCTTTAGTTAATACTCCTTATCTTATCGGTATGACCGCTTTCGAAAAAGTAGGAGAAGCTTTAAGTAAGCTAAGTAAATCATTTAAACCGGTAGGGTTATCGCTCGCTACAGACGGTGCTATAATGCTATCAAGAACGAAAGTAAAGGAGTTATCTAACGTGGAAGAATCAACTATCAAAAACGACAAAGAGTTCGACGTAACCGTTACCTATAAGGACGGCGACGAAGACGTATCCGTAGTAGTAAAAGCCGGAGAAGAAGTAACCGTTCCTACGGAAGTAGCCGAAGAAGTTACTACTCAAATCGCCGACGCTGTAGCTCCTACCGAAGACGAAGACTCTAACTCGGACGACGAGAATAAAGACGAAGACGCTAATAGCGACGACGACTCTAGCGAAAACGCCGACGATAAAAAAGACGAAGAAGACGAGGACGAGGAAGCCGATAAAGATAAGGCTCTCGCTAAGGCTCAACTTAAAAACGCCGAATACGCTATTAAAGAGCGTTACCAAGCTCTACTATCCGCCGGTAAAGTTATTCCGGCTCAGGAAGCTAAGATTATGGGGCTTGCTAAACTAGGACAGGGCGTACAGCTCTCTACCGAAGCCGGTAAGAAAATTGACTTAGCTACCGTAGTTCTTGATATACTCGAAGCTGGAAACGTAAAGTTTTCAACCGAGGAAAACGGTTCAGATAAGGAAGATGAGAATCAGGACGACGATTCTAGTCAGAACAGCGACGAAAATAAGAAGCCGTCCGAAACACTTTCAGAAGCAGAACTAGCAGGATTTAAAGCTGTTGGAGCTGACCCCGCAAAAATGGACGAGCTAGCGGAGAAAGACCCAGTCTTTCGGGAGGCTCTCAAATCATTAAG